GTTCATCATCCACCTTTGGCTTCTTAATTTCGATCATAGGTATCTCTAGCCCCATGGCTCTGCCGTGTGACAGCATTGCCAAGATGCAATTCAATTCGCGCTTCACTGTGGATGCCTTGTTGCCACGAGCCTGTGTCCAGAGATGTATATCAGCCGCATGGACTGACCCAAGTCTGACGTGACCAAAAGACTTTCCGAAACGCTTCAAGATCAGGCGATCTGTCTTGCCCAACCCCTCTGGCCTACCCTCGTACAGATCAATAGCTGTCTGAATGTAAGCCTTGTTTGTTGCCTTGGCGGTTCCAAAGTTCCCCGCCAAAACATCTCGCTGTATCTCTAGCATCCTGTCGTATGCTAGATTTTTGTAAGTCTTGGAGTAACCAGTTGACTGTCGGATCTGTACTCGACTGCCGTGTTGCAGCACAGACCCGACGACATACCATTTGTCACCCCTCAACCTTAGTTCCAAGTTCATCTAACCTTCTTTTCCATCCATAAAGTTTGAAGAAGGGATCTGGATCGACATAATTTTCGTGCCAATCCTTCGGCAATCCGTTCGACATACGGATGTAATCTTCTTCACTTACTGCCTCGAACTCTTTTTCGAGGGTCAAAAGAATTTGCATCCGCGTCTTCACCCCACAATGATTGGCAATGCTTTTCACATTTCCTTTCACTGTATTGGCTGATACCTTCATCCTTTCTCCTATTTCTGCGTTGCTCCACCCTGCCATAAGCATCTGAAGGGTGGCGTGTTGTTTAGTTGTAAGTTTTGACAGCACCAAATGTTGGGGGGCTGAAGGTTGCACTGGCGAAATGGCTACCTCGCCAGAAGCCACCTTCGCACCCATTAAGTGCGCTAATATCTGATCGAGTTTCCACTCGATGCGATCTAATTGGTCCATTGTGTATCCTATGTAGTAATTGTTTCTCTCCATCTTCCGTACAATAACTACATGGTGGACCAGTAAACCAAGGGTTCGGCACTCCTTGATCTCTATCTCTAACATTCCGCGTTTCACTTAATTTTTTGGCTAGGAGTGATGTCTTTTTGCGGTAAATACCGACAGCACTAGAAACCCTCGCTATAAAATTAAACATGTATATAGATGATTTCTTTCTTTTCATACGCTTCCTAAAGTAAGTCAATCTAGTACACTCAACGGATTGCCGTCCGCATATGCTTTCTACTAACTCATGGCTCACATTTATATCCCCTTGGTAATCCATTACGGTTCTCCATTTCTCTCTGTGTATAACATACTATACACCCTGATCTAAAACTTCAAGGGGGAAAAGTTATGTCTAGTCTAAAAGGTTCCCCCTTGCGCGTGTAAAAAGAGACTTGTTAGAAGGCTAAATAGTCTTCTAAAATATCGACAGCCTCCGCCCATTTCTTGAGAGGCTCTATCTGTTCGGCAAGACCATCGAATGTAAAGTCGCCATCGTATGTTTCAAATGTGTGGCTGTAACTCTTAACGCCCTTACAAATGTGATAGTTTGTCGTACCATCCTCAAGCCGTGCCGTGACCAGATAGATTGCGTTCTCCTCAATCTTATCCTTGTCAATGTTCACCCACTGGCCGTCAACCTGTTGGATCTTTGGCTTCGATTTGTCCACACCAGTCACTAGCCTGACGCTGAACGGTTTCTTCTTACCGCCTCTTCCCCTGCTCCTCGGTGCTGTCGTAGTCTTCGCCTTCTCAAAGAACGGCTTAAACTCTGGCTGATCCTTGATGAAATCAAAGAACTGTTGCGAGAAATCCATCCGCTCGGTTACATTCATGGCCTTAACCATATTCATTACTGTTGTCGTGACGCCCATTATTCAACCTCCTTTACGTCTACAGTTTCTTCTGTGTATTGCTCTTCTCTGTCGTCTTCTATCGCTCCGTTGAAGAGTTCGTGAGCCACCTCTATGGCTTGGCTCCGTGTCGGCGATTGGATACGCAGTGTCTTGCGTACCGTCGCCTCAATGGTTACATCCCATTCCTTCATATCTTCCTCCGATAAAAAATGTGCCGACCAATCGTGCCTACCTTCTCGCACTGGCTCACCCAGTACGGACTGACATAGTCGGCGTGATAGTGAAGCGTGTCGTGCGGCACGACAGCCAATGTTCTGTCCTCATCTGCAAGGACAACTTTGGCCACCCACTGGGCAACCTCCCAAGCCTTCGCCTCTTTTGGCTTGTCACTCTTGCCGTCGTGCGTCCAACTGAATTGCTTCTTCTGCCACACGACATCGCATACATTGTCGGGATACTTCTCCGACGCTACCCTGTTCATCGTTACCTGTGCCACGGCAAATTGGGCAATCATTGGCTCCGAACGTGCCTCGAAGTACACATTCAAAGCCAGACATGTTGCGGCAATCATCTGCTCTGCTTGCTTTTGAGTTCGTAGTCGTGAGTAATTGTGCCAAGCGAGGCATCACCTACCCACTTTTCTTCTACCCATTTCACTTTGCGTTCGCCCCCTCTGTAGATGAACGTATGCATGTGTCCTCGACGGACATGACGGCGCTTCTTGCCACCACCACCTTTGAACATGCGTTCATAGCGTGTCGTCCCTCTTGGCTTGGGCAGATCAATCTCCACGATACGCAACTCATTCCTTGGAACAGACCGACCGAACTTGAAGCGCGACACACCCGCTTCTGTCTTTCGCTCCTTCACCGTGTGCGGATAGTTAAGCATGGCCAACGTAGCGATCAGGAACCTCATGTCACCCGCGCACGACACGGCTGAATGTTTAGCCATCTCTGCGTGTTTTTCGGGCTGTATTTTTTTCGGTAGCACCATGTTCCCTGCATTGTGCAAAGAGGGACACATGCGATACATAAGCTGTTCCAAGTGATGCCCTCCGTGCCTGTCCGCGTAGAAAGTTCCAAGCAATATCGGGCTGATCTGTAGCTGTTGGCTTCGCAACTCTTTAGTTAAGTCACCTTCCTTCAGCACACCATAGGAAGAGGCTTCCATAATATTTGACTTGTGGTCAAACATCTTTTTATTCTCCATTGCGATAGCCATGGGTGGGACTAGCACCTCTCCAGTTTTCCCATCCAATGTGAACTGAGAGTAATGGAAGCAAGTAGTCTGAGGGTCGTCCCAAATGTGATACCCAACACGCTCACCCCAATCCTCTGGCTTCCACTCAAAGTTTTCGGGAAGTAGCTTCATCTTCGTGGAATGGTGGCGAAACATTTCCATGCGCTTTCTCTCGTCCCACTCAATCCACATGTTTTTAAAGCAAGGGATAGCCAACTCGCACATATCCAGAAGCACCTTTGGCTTAGACAAACTTGCCACGACACAATGCTCAAGCAAGCTATCGCATACCGTAAACTTCTGACTTCCAATCAGCCCCTGTTGTACACGTCTGCGGGACAAGTCACTGAACTTGTGGGGCTGATAGTTCCAGATGCCCTTGCGAGGTTTCGCAAGAGCAGCCATAACAATATTGAACAGATCGTCCATCACTTACTCACCCACTCATTAAGCAAGCGAGAGCAACGCGCTTCACGATCATAATCCCAGAACGTCAAGTCGGTTGGCTTCTGCTCCCCATCCTTGAACGGACACTCACCGTTGAAACCCTCACTCGACTGCATAAAGCCTTCGAGGTATGCGAGGTGCATCAACTCAAGCACTTCCGTTCTGCGGAACATTGTTTTAGTAGTCGCAAGTGGCGACACTTTTGTAGGTGTAGTCAGGCGAGACGCTCTTGGCTTGGCGGTCGTAGGCGTCTCGTCGAACAAGTCACGCGGCTTGTCGAAGTCAACCAAACCATCTAGCTTGGCCTGTGCCACTTTATCGGCTGCTGATTTACTCATCATCAATCTCCTCTGGTAGTTTCTGAGTACGGAAAAAATCCTGATACGTCGGGAACTCGTGCATGAATAACCGAGCGTAGTAAGGGGTGTAGTTGTTGGACATCTTGAAGTTTTCTTCGCTGTCAGTCTCGACGTCCGTATGCCATCGGATACGCTCGAACACTGCCTTGCTACTGTACTTATCATGCCCCTTGCGAATGAGTTCAAACGTGAAATGCTTGAACATTTTGTAGACATCGGGGTTCTTTTTGTGGAACTCCCACCACTGATGCTTGATGGTCAGGCTCATGCTGTCACCATTGGCTTGATGTAATCAACCAACCACCTTGGCTTGTCGCGGTTTGTCCACGTATGCAGATGCCGCTTGTCGTTGGCGTAGTAGTCACGATAACTCACCACATGGCAGGGCTGATCCATACCGAAAGCCCAAGGCCGTTGACGTCTCTGCTTCTCGTGAAACTCGTAGTCCGCTTTGTATTCGTCAGGAATGCATCGAGGCGGGTTGCGCCACCCAGTACCTTCTGGCATGGCGGTCAGACCTACGCCCAAGGTAGTCAACATACTGGCCGAACCGTGCGGCTTGCCGTACCTATGCACCCACTCTTGTGCAAGAGCGATGGCATGT